GATTATACGCAATGGATGCAGGCGTTCAGAATCCCAAAACTCCAATGGTTTTAAACTATATAAAAGGTCAAATGCTTGAAATTATGGGCGGGGATTTCAAGGTATATAAGAAATTCATGTTTGAAGAAGATCCTGAGACAATGCTATTATACCAGTTAGCTACAGGTGCAAAAGGTGCTCCGGCTCCACCGGCTCCACCACCGGCACAAGCACCACCGAGTAACCAGAATGGACTACCACAAGGACAGGCAGAACAAATGACAAGGGGGAATGCGAATGGCTGAAGAAAAAAGATGGGGAACACAGGAATTATCTGATTATATCAGCAACTTTTCTTCAGTAGAAAAGGAGAATGTAGTTAAGGAATTGGTTGCATCCAAAATACTTGGTGATTTTCTCAACACACCGCAGGGGAAGATAATTCTTAATTCAACTGTTGATTCTATCCGTAATAACATGATGAAAATAGTTAAATTGTCAATAGTTGGATTTGATGTAAATTTTAAAGAAATCCAGCAAGCTGCTTTACAGATAAATGTTGCATATGATTTTATGCACAGCATAGCAACGACAATGAGCAGAGGTGAAGACCACGAAAGCAGGATGGTTAAATGACATTGCAAAGACTGGTTGAAAATATAACAGATTGGTTAAAGAACAAGACAACTGGTGTCATAACCATAATTTTACATGAAGGCGGTATCAGAAAAGTACGAATTGAACAAGATGTAAAATAAGCGGATTCTTGTAATCCCTAATTTATTAGGATTGTTATAAGCCCGGAATATTGTGAGAAATTGTTTCTTACAGTAGTTCCGGGTTTTTTTATTTAAAGGAGAATACAATGGAAAACGATACTCAAGCACCCCCCGCAGATACGGGACAGGTTGCAGAGCCGGTTGCCGAGCCAACACCAGAACCAACGATAGAAACGCCAGCACCAGAACCGATTTATGAACCGCCCCCAGTACAATTAACACCTGAAGAAATTGAAGAAAGAGCTTTTCAGCGAACAGCGTCTTGGATGGGTAGAAGGGAAAAGGAATTTTCAGACAACATCCTACGCAATGTAACACAAGTTCTTGACCAGAGACTTAGCCAATTTCAGCAACCCAAGGCAGAGCCAACTGATGTGGCTTCAGTTCTTGATAATCCAGATGGTTGGTTGGAAAGAGCAGTTCCCAAGATTCTGGAAAAGGAAATAGGCCGTAGAACACAAGCAGACCAGAATTTCATGGCTGAAATAATTCGAAGTGCCGGATCTCAAATGGATTCAGACCCTATGTTTGAAAACAAAGAACTTGGTGCTGAAGTTATTAGTGAAATACAGAAGCATTTCGGTTCTGTAGATAAAAGACTTCCTCCAAGCATTGCGGCTGAAAGACTCATCAATAATGCCATAAAAACTATTTATCGCAGTAAAATTGGGACTAAGATAAACCCACTTGCAAATAATAAGCCCGGTAATGCTATGGGCACAATAAAACCACCTGCTCGGACTGCACCCCAAGCTCCACCTATTAAACTTGATGATATGGCAAAGAAGGTAGCAAGCTGGTTTGGTAATACAGATAAAGAAATAAGTGAAATGCTGAAATGATTGATAATAGAGACAGAAAATCATTTAAGTATAGATGTAAAATATGTGGCTTCGAATGCACAAAAGAACATATCCCCGGCACTAATGTGCCTGTAACAAAGTTAGGGGATTATGGAAGTAAGGGTACGCCGACAGGAGAGACGTTTGCAGATGAGATATGCTCCGCTACCACCATAAGGTTCGTAGCCGCCGCAGGGAGTGAACCCGCTTACATAGCGGACAGCACTAACCTGTTTGGTGAAAAGCTATTCAAATCTGAAATGCCGATTCGAGTCGAAACTACCAGTGGTACGAATGATGGAGACTACACCATAGCCGCCAGGGGCGTGTCCAGAAGTGAGATAACATTGAGTTCAACAGATGTCCTCACGACTGAATCCGCAGCAACCGCCGGAACCGTAATAATCTCCAGGGTAATTTATAAACCGAATCAAAGTGCAGGAGGATGTCCCTCTTGTCACAGTTTAAATTCAAAATAAGGAGATAATGTTATGGCTTTTCAATATATGGGAGAAATTACAGGTGGATTAGCGCCTAAAATGAATCTCCAGGTTGCGGCAAACTGCTACGGCGGGCAAATGCTTATTTGGGATTTTGCCGTTAGTGCGGCGGTTAAACCGATTATAGCCGGATCAGATGATCCCTCAGACGTTACTATGATAGCTGGAATTTGTCTTGGTGCTGGTAAAAACACTACGCCAGGAACGTCTCGCTATAATGCCACCTACAAGGGCGATCTTATTACCTACGATGTCACACAGGCGACATTGGTTGCTAATGATCCGGTAGGTGCTGCAATCGCGGAAGTTCAGTTGCTTACGCCTAATTCACTAATCAGGGGCCCGATTGTGAAGGATACCATAGGAACTAACCCTGAATGCAAAGCGTGTACAACTGGAAGCTCTGATGGATTGACCTTTGTTATTCCTACTATTGATACATCAGTTTCCATGTATTCAACGGCATATTGCAGAACTGGGGCGAATCGCGGAGAATACAGAGTAATCACAAGCGGTGCAGTTGCAACGCAGACCGTTGTTGTACCGTTCACAAACGATATTGCCATTGATGACACTTTCTGTGTTACAAATGTCCGTCAGGGATTGTCGCGCATTGACTTTGATACCCAGTTTCAGGGAATTGATAGTTCTGCTGCGTTGACAAACTTCTACGTTGCAATCGTGCATGAACTTAACCTTGAAGTTGCAGGACAGGAATACTGTACGTTTAGATTCTCTCCGCAGCACTTCTCATATCTGACAACGGCATAGGAGGTGTATAATGTCTGAAAGTCCTTTTACCAGTTCTCAAGCAGTTAAACTGCTCGACAAGAATATATCCAAGTTCTATTGGGATCGTTACAAAGGCTTGGATTTGATTATTGACAAAATCTATGACCGGATGAAATCCAAGAAAGCATGGGAAGAGTTCCAGAGTGTAGGTTCTTTACCCGATCCTCAGCTTTTTAACGGTGTAATTCAAATGCAGAATTTCAGCATGGGCTATCACACAAAGATAGTACCTCTGGAATATGCAGGTGGATTTATACTTGAAAGACGGTTAATTGATACCGATCAGTCCGGTATTGTTAAAAAACTTCCACAGCAGTTGGCGATAGCCGCAAATAGGAAAATGAACAAAATTGCACATGAACCGTTCATTTATCCTGATTCTGCCGCATTTACATTTATGACATCAGAAGAAGGCGTGGCTTTGGCTTCCAATTCTCACACAACCAAAGCTAATGATGTGCCAACAACTACCGGCTTCGATAACCTTGCAACTATGGCTTTTGATGCTGTAAATCTGGAAATTCTTCGCATTCAGACGCTTGGTTTCAGGGATGACATCGGAGAACGTATTCAGACGAATTTCGATACCATTATACATGGTTCGGCTCTTGCGTCTGATGTATGGGAAGTTACAAATTCACCCGGTAAAACAGGCGATAATTTGAACAACCTGAACTTCCAGAAGGGTAGATGGAAAACACTCGAACTTCCTATGTTGGACGATTATTCAACTACCGGATGGGGCATAATTGATTCATCCGCAATGAAGGATTCGTTGATGTGGGTTGATTCCGTGCCTCTTGAGTTCAACACACCGCCTCTTGATTACGACCATATGATGCGGAAATACCAAGATTATTTCTGTTGCGCTTGGGGATTTACTGACTGGAGATTTCTGTGTTGGAGCGATCCAGCATAATCAAGCACTTACAGCGTTTTTGTTTAAGTGTTAATTTAACAAATTCTTCCTGCTTCGTTATCGGAATGAGGCAGGAAGAAAACTTAACCCTCTTCCTGCCTGTCCGATTCGGGTATGAGAGAAAAGGAGAATTAAAATGAGTGTACCAAGAGCAATAAGAGAAACAGTTTCAAAGCAACTCGGAATCGTTACACCTAACATAAAGTTCCTCGTTAAATCAATGACAGATGGATATGCAAAAAGTCTTACGAATCAGGGAGTAGGGTTGGGAAATATCTATACTGACCTTCCTACAGCCTATAATGCTTTAACCGCAGACGCAAATGAAGCATTAGTTGTGATGCCTGGTAGTTACACGCTTACGACTCCGTTCACATGGGGGAAGGACTACACGCATATGATCGGAAATGTCGCGGGAATTTCCCTCGGCCAGCGAGCACGTTTCGGTTCAACGACAGCGGCACTGTCTCCGCTGGTTACGTTTTCAGCAGACGGGTCGATCATGAAAAATGTCATGTGGTCGCAGGATGGATCAAACGCGAGCACTTGCGCGATCAATATGCTGATGACCGGAGACCGAAACCATCTTAAATCAGTGACGTTGCGTAACCTGGGTGCGCTTGCGGTAGCAGGAACGGCTACTCGTAACCTGAAAATCACATCATCCAACGGTGAAAATCTGTACGAGGAGTGTACTATTGGAGCTGACTCTGTTGATTACACCACGGGAACCGTTGTATCCATAGAGTATGCCGGTTCAGCAACGGCAAGAGAACACTACTACAGATGTAATATTCTGCAAGGCGGTGGTGCGTCAGGGTTGTTCTTGCTGCTTGGAGCTTCTTCGGTAACTTCATTTACCAAGTTTGAGGATTGCCTGTTCTACAATAATGACCTTGGCGTAGGTGATCCGCTGACACAGGGATTCGATCTTACGGCTGGTGGCAACGGGAATATCCTGCTTGCTGGTAAAACGAGGGTATACGGAGCTGCAACCCTTGAAACAACGAATACGGGAATCCTGCTTGGTGAAAATGCCATTGCAGCGGCTACCAGTAACACCTATGTTGCGCTGACTTACTAAGGTGGTGATCTATGGCAGAGATAATGGGTAAGTGTCAATCGTGTGATGGAACAGGGATATATCTTGCTGGTGGGGAAGGAAGTGCTTGTCCAAAATGTGCAGG